ATCAGTATTAAAATCTGAACGTGTTAGTTCGGTTTGCGTATCATCTTTCATCTCGCCAGATCCATCATGTGTATTATTATAGTATAGCTGTTTACCACCATACTTATAGAACGTAACCATATCAGTAATCAATTGTGACATAGGTACTTTATTTTCTTCAAAGTGTTCTGGGTTATATGATGTATTAACAGAGATACCTTGATCGACATACTTTTGTAATACAGCACAAACTTTGAGATAACCTTCTGGAGACTTTTGATCCCACAATAGGTCGTATTTATTTTTAAGGTGATGATAGCCAGGAACAACCTGTGCCATAACACCATCTTTAGAACCTTTATAAGATACCAATGCACGAGGTGGTTCAATACCATTAGTAGAGTTACTAATTTGTGCAGAAGTCTCGGCAGGCATAAGCGCCATTAGTGTAGAGTTACGAATTCCAGTTTTCTTAATTTGTTCTCTTAGTTTTTTCCAAGGCATACGTTCTTTATGTGGAGTTAGTTCATCTACCTCTTTCTTATATGTATCAATAGGAAGAAGTCCATTATGATATTTAGTTTCATCTGATTTAGGACATGCGCCTTTTTCTTCGGCAAGATCAGCAGAAGCTTTAATTAAGTAATATGACCATGCTTCAGCATATTCATCAATAACTGACAATGCTTCATCATTATACTTAAGGCCACGCTTTGCAAGAAAGTATGCAAGGTTAATAATACCGATACCCAACGGGCGACGATTCATAGTACTGATTTGAGCAGCAGCCATAGGATATTCTTGATAGTCAAGTAATGCATCTAGTGCACGAACAGCAAGAGTACAAGGTTTTTCAAAATCTTTTGGATTATTAATCATTCCCCAGTTAATAGCACTAAGTGTACATAATGCAATCTCACCTTCAGGATCATCAGCATTCTGTAAAGGCTTTGTAGGCAAGTCGATTTCAGTACAAAGATTAGACTGCTTAATAGGCGCAACATCAGGAAGAAATGATCCATGATCGTTTGCATGATCTACATTCATTAGATAGATTCGACCTGTATCTTTACGCTCTGTTAAGAATTGGGAGAATACTTCAATAGCAGGCAATACCTTTTTGCGAATGCTTGTTGCACGTTCATACTTCTCATACAAAGTCTTAAACTTATCTTGGTCAGAGAAGAATGCTTCATATAGATCTGGTACATCACCAGGTGAGAACAACGTGATATTACCACCGGTTAATAGGCGCTCATACATTGTTTTATTGAATTGGAATGCATAATCCATTTGACGTACACGATTCTCTTCAGTACCTTTATTGTTTTTAAGTACTACGAGATCTTCAAACTCAAGATGCCAAACAGGAAGATATACAGTAGCCGCACCGCCACGAACACCACCTTGGGAACATGACTTGACTGCAGCAGAAAAATATTTTAGGAACGGGATGAGGCCCGTATGTACAATCGAACCATCGCCGACGCGGCTGTCGACAGCACGAATTCTACCCGCATTAATCCCAATGCCAGCTTTTTTAGAAATATAACGTACAACCGATGTTGCTGTAGCGTTAATGCTTTCAAGCGTATCGTCTGACTCAATGAGAACACACGAACTGAACTGCCTCGTAGAAGTACGTACACCAGCCATAATAGGCGTTGGTAAAGAGGTCCCGAACGTCGATATATCATCATAGTAGTCTTTTACCCATTTTAAGCGAGTCTCCTTTGGATAGTCTGAAAATAAAGTTGCGGCAACCAACATATACAATACTTGAGGTGATTCAAATAATGTTTTAGTTCGTCGGTCCTGTACTAGATACTTACCACGGAATTGTTCCATACCAACATATGTAAATGTATCATCACGATCATGTTTAATATATGTGTCAAGTTGTTCTAACTCATCAACAGTATAATTCTCCATGATAGCGCCATCGTATACGCCTCGGTCTACGTTTTCAATTACAATGTCAACAAGAGGCCAAGGCTCATGCTGGTTGTATACGTCTTTGCGAATCTTGTAATTGACCAAACGAGCAGCAACATATTGATAGTTAGGAGTAGCTTCTGAAATCAATTCGGCAGCAGACTTGATCAATAGTTCATGAATGTCATAGGCAGGTATTTTATCATACAACTGAATGTTTGCACGCAGTTCAATCTCAGAAATAGATACAGAAGCAATATCAGTAGTTGCCCACTCTAATACGCGATGCACTTTTTCTAGATCAAACGGTTCAGTTCTACCGTCACGTTTGGTGACGTTAATTTTGTTATTCATAGAATTCTCCGCTTCAATATATGTGTATATTATACCACATTAATGGCTTGATGTAAACAGCTTATTCGCTATTTTCTTCATTTTCTTCAGGTGCTACAGCATCTTCGTAATATACTATAATTTGTTTTTGTTGTTCTATGTATCTTCGCAATTCAGCGAAGTTAAGAGACAAATTTTCATAGTCTTTTATTGAGATAGCAATATAGGCATCTGGGCCATTCTTAGCTTCAAACTCTTCTCTAAACTCTTGGTAATTTTCGTTTGATACGACATATATTTTAATGTCGTTTAATTGAACTTGCTTTGGTAGAGGTACCGTAGGTACAACAGTTTTAACAGTATTAGTTACCGTTACTATCTCCGGTTCCGGCATCATCGAGCTGCATCCCATCAGGGTCAGTGATACCAGCAAGATCATTCCATAATTGATCAGTCGCATTTTGCATCCTATTCTGAATAAGGCCAGGTTTCTTATTGGCCAAGTGAGTTAAATTATGTTTTTGTAAAGTATTTCTTAACTCATCACCGTACTGCTCTGCTCGTCTAAGATTTACACTTAGATCTGAGTTAAGCTCATTCAATCTGCTGTTTTCTGATCTTTCAAGTACAAGTGAAGCTTCACTAGTTTGCACAGCTACTTCCATCCTTGCAACATTAGCCCTAGCAATTTCTAGGTCATCTCTCATTTTTTTAACATATAGTCCACCAGATACTACTGCACTGGATATAATAAAAACAGCTGCTATTTTAATAGATGAAAACACATACTACTCCTTAACATAATCCTTAAAGCGTTTAAAAGGCTTTTTCTTTAGTTTAGCCTTTTTACCAGGAGATAAATCAACACCTCCACCAGCAACAGCATTAGCAGGAGCTTCTTCTTTTCGAAGTTGGTTCTTCTTTTGGGTCATATGAATCCAACCCTTTTGAACATATTTACGAACTTCTTTTTTGTCCACCTTTTTGGCTACTTTTGTCACCGGATGCATTACCGTTGCCTTTGTTCCAAGGATTTTTAAATACTTATTTTCGTTCATCGGTATAAATCTCCAGCGGCCACATAGACCATTTGCTTAGTTGCCAAGTGTCTCACCTCATATACAGGAATATCTAATATATGACCAGCAGGTTTTGTGCCTTCAGCGACTGATACATTAGTACCAGACTTAGCAATAACCTCTGCAGTCTTAGGTGACAAAATATCTTGGTGTAATATGTATACGCCAGGAAGCAGCTGTTCTTCAAGGATAAAGAAATTTTCTTTAACTTCCGGTGTAAAATCTATTTCCATTTTAGAAAGAATATCTTTGATTTCTTCTTCACTCATTCCTGTTTCTTCTCTTAGTAGAAACAAGGCAGCAGCATACGAAGATAATCTAGATTTACCGAATGGTAACTTTTCTAAAATTCTTTTAAAATTAAATGCAAGGCGAAAGAATACAGTATATGCATCTTTTTCTTCAGATGTCTTGGCCTTACGAAGGCTTTTACCATTGTCATCAATTAGACCTAATTCGTATGCTTCAGTATCTTTCCAAGGTGTAGTTAGCACCTTAATAAACCGGTATGTGTAGTAGAGGTCTGCTACTCTTGATACTGCTGGCATTATAGATTCCTTAACACATTTATAATACGAAGATCCAATGGTATTTCAACGTACTCATCTTCTTTTAAATAATTGAGGTATACTAAAAAGGTTTTTAATGCTGAAAGAGATGTTGGATCTGTTTTAAAGAATACCATCCTTTTTGCATGTTGTATACCAAACACATTAAATAAAACTATAAGATGATTTAGTATTAGCCTTTCTTGTAATTCGCCGTTACTTTCGTACCGCCTTAATAATCGTTTTAAATACTTGAAGCGGTTTAAGTCTTCGTAAAACTCTTCCACTTCTGTACATTGTTTATTGCTATAATACTTAGAAGCATATAACAAGAAGTTATCATTATTCAGTTCATCAAAGAGTTGCATCAAATAGCCCTACATTAAATTGTTATATAGAGCTATTTATACTTTATATTATCGTTTAACTACGTACTTTAATACGTCGATAAGTGATGTTTTTTTCTCACGCTTATCAAGTTCGATATCATGTTCACGACCAAGAGCCTCAAGTTGATCCTTTGTCATTGACTCAAGATCAAGTTTAGGTTTAACTGCTGGTTTAGGAGCCTTAGCTTTGTATCCGTTCCACTCATTGATTTGAGCTTCTGACATTTTACGTCGCTTTAGCATTTCCCCGTGAGCCGTTACGATACCACGAGGAGTAGCGATACCGTCTTTTAACCATCCTGCTTTTTTCATTTTCGAATATCCTTCATGCGTTTGACTGGTGACTTATCACCATCTGTTTTATCGCCTGGTCTCTTAGGAGATGCCTTAGTAGCATCAGCCGCTTTAGGCTTATCTGCATCAGGACGATCAATTACTTTAACAGCTTTTTTATGTTTATTAATAAAATCAGCCTGTTCTTTATCTTGTTGATCAGCTTCACCCTCAGGGTTTGCTTCTTCAGCCAATGAATTCATTTCAGTTTCAAATGCATCAAGTTGTGATTCATCTAGAGAATCGATAAATGCGTCTACTTGATCATCATTCATTTCTGAGATCTCATCCCAATTGAAAGATTCTTTTTTCACTGATTCTTCCTTTCCATTATCTTTTTTATTCTTCACAACGATTTTTTCTTTTTTCTTTTCAGGAGCCGGCTCTTCTTTCTCAGGAGCAGGTTCTCTTTCAGGTACCGGAGTAGGATCAGGCTCATCTGCAGCTGCAGCACGATCATCTTGTGACGGAGCATTTGCTGCCGCAGGATCTACATCCTTTTTCTCAGGCTTTTTCTTTTTATCTTTAGCTGCCTTTGGATCATCTACATCAGTTTTGTCGTCATCAGTTTCGATTTCAACAGCTTCTTTAAATTTATCCCAAGGTGTTTTACGTAGAGATACTTTACTTTTACCTTTTGATTTAGCTTTGTCTGATGCAAGAGCTTTACGTACTTGATCAGGTGTAAGACCACGCTTTTTGGCCTCATCAATCATCGCTTGCTCTTCTTCAGTGAACTCTTCTTTTTTCATAGACTTTTTAATAGCCTTACGACGCTTGTGAAGATACTCGTCAGATGAATCTACATCACCATCATTATCGATATCAGCATCACTCTTACCTACTGGATCAAGCTTATCTTCTTTTTTATTTCGTTCTTGAAGCATTTTAATATATGCTTCTGCGATTGGATTATCCATCCTATTCTCCTATTTGTTTTTCAATTAGAGCAGAAGCAACTGCTGCTACTGTTTTTGTTTACATCCAAATTTGGGCAGTTATTGCTGTTATAATAGCGACTATTCCTACCCAGAATAATTTATTTATAGTATGCACAGTACGAGCGTTATCATCGCACTTCTTTTCAATTACATCGAGCTTTTCTGAAAACTTATTCATACGATCCCATGATCTCTCACGGTACTCGTTATAAGCATCCATCTTTTCTTCAAAGCGAGCAAGTGATATTAGTACTTCACTCATTTGATCCAGCTTTTCTTCAATACGATCTAAGCGATTATTTACAGGATTATTTGCCATTAACATTTCCACCTTTTTAAGGACATAGCTTTACGAGTAGGCCTACCTTTTTCATCTTTCATAGGCCCTTTCATTCCGCTCATTCGTGCACAGAATGACTTTCGTCTTGCTGCATCTTTACTACCAGGTTTAACTTTACCTGTTACTGCTGTTTTAAGGTTACCGCCGGTTTTACGATTGACTGCGGCTACGCCTTTTGCAGTCATACCAGCTCCCTTTTCGGTAGAACGATAATGACCTTTTGAATCACTACCTCGCTCATCAATACTGCCTTCACATTGCTGGCAGCATTCATCAGTTCCACAGCTTGGATGTTCTAAAAATAATTTAAAAGTTTTCATTTTTATCCTCCAAACTCATGTCCGGCAACACGTTTCATTTGCCTATTAAATTCAGCCTGGTCTGGCTTAGATTTATATAATTTAATAGATATCTCTGAACGGTCTTTACCTTTAATTCTCCAATTATATCCCTTTTCTTTATGATCAGGACTTGTTGTTTTTACTACACGACGTTTATAACCAGCTTCCCATGTCTCAGAAGATCCAGTGCCTTCAGACATGTTTGGTTTTTCATGGCCGTATCCCATCTTTTTCATACGAAGATGATCTTCTTCTTTTTC